CCTACAAGCTTATGACCTGAGAAGTGCAGGAAAGCAGCGTATGGTGTATCCGAAGTTTTATACGGCTCAAGGTTAGTTGAGGGCTCGTCCTGTGTCGGGGTCATAGTCTCGTTTCCTTTTTTCTTTCTTAATTGGTTTTGCTTTATCCAACGCCATGTACCTAATTGCGTCCATTGCGTGGTTAAAATCATCTTCTGGAGTATTCAATATCGTGCCATCTGATGTGCGTTCAAATGAATACCTCTGGAATTCTTTAATGGTGTTTTTACATGAGGCGTGGACAAACAGCTTAGGTTTACCAGTGCCTTCACGTACTGCTAACAGTGCTCTGACTTCTTTAATACCTGCGTAAATAGAGTCAGCACCCTTCTTTGATGGACTAATGCGGAAGCGGCGTGAACGTAAGAACTCCATCTCGAACTTACCTCGGGAGTCACCGATGATACGGGTGTACATGTCGTAGCCCATCTTATCTCGGAGAATTTCTACAAGTTGGTCCGGCTTGGTATCTGGTTTGTAGAACTCATCAAAAATCCACCAGTTCCCGGCATAGTCAATACGGATAAATATGGCGGCGGTAGGGTCTGTCATACCAAAGTCGATAGACAGATTGAGTGTTCCTTCACGAGGGATCAGGTTTACGTCGTTAAAGACGTGGGTATCGTAGTCAAAATCAGCATAAACCAACTGAGTAGGGTTGACGAACTCAGCCATCCACTCCTGATTAAACTGGTCAAGCTTACCTTCTTTTTCATACTCAGATCGGGCTTCTTCAAACTCGGTGTTTGTGAAGTATGGGTTGTCAAGTGCGGTAGCGTGAGAGAAGAAGTATCGGTCCGGGTCTAATTTTGCGTTCTGAATAAGGTCATAAAAGTGGTTCTGGATACCATTAGGCGTAGAAATGAAAACAGCCCAACCGTTGCGGTCTGCAAGTGCCGGGCGAACAATAGTGTCGTAGAGATATTTACCATCACTCATGAAGGCGTACTCATCCATGACTGCACCACAAATACCAGTACCACGGAGGGAGTCAGGGTTGTCAGCACCCTTTAATTCGATACGAGTAGGAGGTAGTTCTGGGTCGTGATTGATAAGAAGCTTGCCGGAAGTAGTCTCAATTTCCATTCCAGACAAGTGATCGAACGTGATAGATAGTTCTTGTTCGTTAAACGTCATAAAGTCGCCTTTATACGTCTTACAAATGTCACGCCAGTAAATAGACTTAGCCTGTTTGTAGGTAGGGGCAATGATATAGTACGTCCCTTGACGCAACATACCTTCCAAAACTACCTTTTCCCAGACGGCTACTGATTTTCCCGTTCGACGACCCCAGTTCAGCACCTTGTAGCGGTGCGTATCTGCGAGAAATTCAGCCTGTTTGGGGTGGGGATTTGGGAGTATTAGTGCCATTTTTCATTGTGAAGCGAGTGCTTCGAGTACATTTTTGTTTTATTCGATTTGATACCAGTATAGCACAGATTTGACAAAATGTCAAGGGGTAATTGTGGGCAAAAATAAAAGACTCCGCTAAGAGTCTTCTAAAAAGGAGGGCAATTCTGGGTGAGAATTCCGATTTCTCGGGTAACTCACATGATCTCCCTCTGCACTAATAGCCAATTTATTGTCTAGTTAGTTTTTGGGTTGAAGGGAGATTGCTCATCATCTGTATTTCTACGATATATCCCTTTCCCCTTATCGGGTACTCCGGGCACAGCCCTTACGGGCAGATAACAAGGTCCTAGCCGTGCAGCCAGCTTATTGAACGACCAAAATTGTGAAAACGACACTACCTTGCGAGTAGTCCATTTCATAGTAGCATAAGCGAGTTGATTTGTCAAGTACTTTTTTGGCTCTCTCGGATGGGGTCGAACCCAGAACCGCCGCATTAACAGTGCGGTGCTCTACCATTGAGCTACAATCCATTATGGGGTGACAGAGGAGGATTGAACTCCCATCTTCAGGACCACAACCTGACGTGATAACCATTTCACTACCGTCAACATATGTTTTTCGTATCACTATGATACGATTTTGGCGTCCACAACGGGAATTGAACCCGTGATACTACCGTGACAGGGTAGCGTATTAACCGCTATACTATATGGACATATTGGTGAAGTAGGAAGGACTCGAACCTTCGCCTTCGGTTTTACAGACCGTCGTGCAACCTTTGCTCTACAACTTATTTGGTCAAGGTGAGTGGAGTTGAACCACCGACTGAGGTATCCAAGACCCCCATGTTACCGTTACACTACACCAAGATATATAAAAAGCCCCTCAGATGGGGGCTTACAGTAATTTTGTTATTTGTTTAAATACGCTAAACACCAGCCCCATCGGAATGTGGATCATAATTCTGCGGTTGGTGTTGGTTGAAATTACTCATATTTGGTTTGCGACGCCTAGTTTTACTTTTCGATTAGCGTTATAGAGTGCATAGACAAAGAACACTAGGAAAGAAATCGTATTTACATACTAGCATACTTCTTATGTTTTGTCAAGTACTAAATGGTGCTGGGGGTAAGATTTGAACTTACGACCTCCTGCTTATGAGACAGGCGAGCTGACCACTGCTCTACCCCAGCGAGAGAAAACCCCCGTCACGGGACAGGGGCAGGAGAAAAGCCACGAAGGTCTAGGACCATCACGACTCTTGCATTATAACATAACCTTTATGATTATGCAAGCTTTTACTGACAACCTTCGCAAGCGAGAGCGTCAGATGGGTCGATAGGGGCGTCAACCGAGGTGCCTTCGAGGGCACTAACCAAGGCACCGATATTGAAACCTGAGATTACCTTCTCACCCACTACAGTCACTGGAACCATCATTCGTCCGGACAACTCGACAACCTTTTCAATAAGCGACGGATCAGAGTCAACATCTTTCTCGATATAGTCGATGTTTTTGTTTGTCATGTATGCTTTCATCATCTTGCATGGTGCACAAGTTGATCGGGTGTAGATTTCTACTGGGCTACTTACTGTCATTTGATTTTTCCTTTGTTTTGTGTTTTAGTTTGTATATCAACCCATAGTCCCCCCTCTTATCCCGTGAAGGAATGGGGAAGCAGAGCAACCGCCAGACCGGGGGATAATTCGGGAGTTTGATCTTCAATTAGTCTAACAAATACTCAAGGCGTAAGCTGGTATGTTTAAATTGGTTGACTTCGCTTACTTCTACGCTGGGGGGTTATCTAGGAGCGTAGCCCGTGAACCTTGTTTGTTAAAAGTTTTTGTCTTGCCTTTGACCATCCGGGCTGCGAGCCCCTTCACTTGCCGTCGATGATACCTAGAGATCAGAGCGACGATTTAGCCAAAGTTGGGAGTTTTAGGTTTTTTTTATCGAGAGGCTTCCTAAAAACCACGCTGTTGAAGATGTTTGTTTCCTGCGAGAGGAAGGTATTTTGCACTCTAAACGCATAAATACTGTGTCTAATACTAGCACAAAACGCTTATTTTTTCAAGTACATTTATGCTTGACATTTACGTACAAGTATGCTACAATGTATTACAGATCGCAACATTTTAACACAATTCAGGAACAGTCTAGCACGTGCATTTGACGTGTTCCGCCTAAGCCCCACTTTTTCGTAGGGGCTTTTGTATTATGGGGATGAAATAGATGATCGACCATAGCCTAGACTATTGGGACTCCGGGGCAGTACCGGACATCTCCACCAGACAGTATAAATTTGAAGTGATAAGAAAAAATAGTGGGTGCACAAGGTGTTCACCCCATCGAGGATGTAACAGAACATGGCGAAAGCACAGAATAAAAAAGCAGTGGCAGATAAACCGAGGAAGAAAAAGTCGCATATCGTACCGCACCAGAATTATCTATGGCAATACTTTTCCACAGATCAGAAAAAGGTACTGCTAAATATCAAGAAAACGGTTGACAAAACGCAAGCTTTTTGATACACTTATTAGTAGAAGATAGGGCACCTTCCTAACTTCGCAAAAACACACATGAGGTCTTCGGACCAATACAAAAACTCCCAGACTCGGCTTAGTAAATCATTGCCCCGAGCCAAGTTACCGGATCTTGACAAATACCGGGTCCTAGTTATAGATCATACGTAAATTTATAACTTTCATACAAAACAAATAGAAAGAATTATATGCCTAAAAATAGTACATATACCCCTGCTTCGACGAACCCTAACAACGCTCGAAGTCTTATATTGGATAGTCACAGCGAAGCAAACAACGCTATCGTTGCTGATCCTGTAACAGCTCGTCGTACTGACGTTAATAAAGGTGCTGAAACACAAGCAGCTTACAACCTCCGTGTCAGTCCCGGCACTCAACCAGTCCAGCCCGGACCAACTAAAAGCTACTTAGGAAACAACCTCTAATGGGTATTCTTAACCGTAAGAAGACTGACACTAAGCCAGTCGAGGAACCTAAAGAGTTCGTACACCCTGGCGAACGCTTCTACTCAGCAGAAGAAATCCAACGCAAAGAAGGCGAGTCTCAGGCTGATTATAACGCTCGTATACCTGTAGGTGTCCAGCCTATCGTTCCTGTAGCTGATAAAGACTACCTCGGACGACCACGAGCCTAGTATGGAGAAAAGCCCGGAACCATCATCCTTAGAAGGGCAGCTAACTTTATTCGAGGTTAGGACTTTCTTAGGTAGGACCGTGCTGATACTGGATAACATCTGCTATCCTCAGTTTACTTTAGAGGAAGAAGATGGAACGCCGGAACCTCTTATCGGCTAAGAATGGATGGCTTGCTATTGGAGCAGGTGTCCTAGCGTATGAGATACTATGTCCTGAAGGCGAGTTACTAAGCGAGGGGGTAGATAGAGCCTTAGAACGCCATCCGACGCTTACACGGCTTGCAATAGGGGCTACAGCATTACACTTGCTGAATATGTTACCTGAACAATATGATCCATTCCATAGACTCTCAAAAGTAATTGGCAAATAGTATAATATAAAAGGACCCCTCCTGCACCTGTGGGGGGTCTATTTTTTTGATTGAAATTATTTTTGCGTATGGTACCTACGCTTATATGGTACCTTTTTTATTTGTTGGGTATACACATGGGGGTCATGATTTTCTATACTAGGGTGGATGGGACCCAATGAATTCTGGGGGTGTGGGTCAACCTAGCCCGGCACACATATAATATGCAAAATCAGCCTCACCCCTGTTATCTTACGTCGCACAATATATGTTGTACGACACAAGGTCTATATATCCCCATCTATCTGGGCTGGTGTCAAGTAGTGATTGCCTAGCTTCACCCCTGTTAGATCAAGTGATACGTGCACAGTCCTTGACACTTGGTCATCTTTATGTCCTGCTTTGCCTTCTGTTCGATCTATGATGTCTTGGCTTGCTTTTAGTGCGATATTTTCGTTGTCACTATCCACCAATGACACCACACGTTCCTTTGCCTTCTTAACGGCTGAAGCCTTATAGATCATAACGCTAGGTTTTGTCAATAGCTTAGAAGCCTCATTTTTGGCTACTGTTCTATTGTTAGTTTCATGTGTTTCTATATATGCTTGTGTTTGACTCATACCCGGATTAGCTAATAGTTTGTCTACCATTGCTTTGGTGTTTGGCTTAATCCCAAGTTGCTTAGCTAGTCTGATGTTCTTGTCTTCGGCGGTTAATTGCGGGGCATTACCTGTCTTTTTGTTCTTGCCACGATCCGCCCGTTGATTGTTCTTTATAGGCATTTGTATGTGTTTCCGTTGTTTTTCTCTTTCTATCTACTTACATTATACCACAAACCTATATACAAAGTCAATAGCAATCACCCCTGTTATTCAATAGTTATCCACAGTTTTATACATTTTATTGTTGACATAAAAATATATCCGTGCTTAAATGATTTCAGTCAAAAGCGACGACACGAAGCAATAAGCACATTAAGCAGCACGAGTCGATCAGCTCAGACGAAGCAATAAGTAAACCAAGCTATAAGGAGCATACTAATATGAACACTACAGAATACGGATACGGTCACACAAAAGAAGCCGCAGCCATTGTACGTGAAGCATTAAAAGAAGGTCTAAAGCGTGATATTAAGCCATTCGGTCTTAAAATATCAGTACGCAAGGCTGACAGTGGTTATGGTGGTCCACGTGTAGAGATCACTACTAACAATATAGGACTAGACAAGCGTTACGAGTATATCGTAAACAGTGACGGTTCTGGTATTGGTGACGGTCCCGGCGTCTTAGAGAGCCGACCAGTGAGCGAATTCCCTAACGGACGCCCACACTACAATGTAAGACTAGTAGAACCAGAAATGTTGACGGTTGTCAATACTAAGATCAAAGCCATCCTATCACAGTTTGGTAAAGATAACGACGACGCAATGACTGACTACTTCGACAACACTATGCCCCTTTTCTACGGCGTAAGCTACAAGGAGGCAAAGTAATGAAACTGCACCGATACATAATCACATTTGAGAATTGGGCAAGCCCTATCTTCGTCAACGCATACAAGCTAGAGAACGCCACAAAACGAGCCTACGCACTGTTTCCAGTCTGTGACTGTGGATGTGGCGAAGCAACAGAAATAAAGGAGGTGAGAAAGCTAAAATAATGGTAATTACTCAAGAGATCAGGGAAGAAATATCCCGATTGATGGAAGAATACAAGAACAATCCAAGCAACTCAAACAAGTCACTACACTCAATGTATGCACTGTTTGAAGATGAACAAGTCTATAAGGAGGACGAGTTATGAAAACATTAGTAGCAATTTGGGTCGCCGTGTTGGTAACAGCACTAGGGACCGGGGCGTATGTAAACGCCGCAATAGATCAAAGAGTGGCACAATCCCAAGCGGAACAGCTACAGCCAGCAGCAACAGCACAGCAAATCCAGCCAGCCGGGACTATAGAAGTAAAGACCTATAACCCACAGCAGACCATAAACGGAAAGGAATTGCAAGGTAACTAATATGTTGATAATGGCAATAGTCGGTCTGGTGCTAATGCTTGTATTCACGCAACCAGACAAGCAACAACCTAAGAGAAAGAAGAAAAGTAATGGCAAAATCATTGAACCAAGTTATAGTAATGGGCAACCTAACACGCAGCCCGGAAGTCAAGCAAACGCCTAACGGCAATAGCGTTGTATCATTCAGCCTAGCACTGAACCGATCATACAAAGACGCACAGGACCAGTGGCAAGAGGCTACAGACTACGTTGACATCGTAGCATGGGGCAAGCTTGCGGATCAGGTAGCGGAACGCCTAGACACAGGCAGCCGGGCACTAGTAAACGGACGCCTTCAAAGCCGATCATGGGAAACAGACGGCGTTAAGCGTAGTAAGCTCGAAGTACTCGCTCAAGATGTCACATTCCTAGACGCAGCAGATAAGATTGATGTACAGTTAGGCTAGTATGAAGGTTACACGCCATCTACACAGCGACAAAGAGTCAAACTTAGATACAGCCGAAAGCTTAGGACTTGACGAAAAGGCTCAAAATGAGTTCATGTACGCACTGTACGAAGTCGAGTTCGATCTAGAAGTTAACAAAGACGGTACATACAAAATCCTCAAAGTAACATGTGGCGAAGATGTCCTGTTACCTGTGGAAAAGTAAATAAAGCACTTGCTTTTTCATACCGTTTGTGCTATATTGAGAGTAGGTTAAAAACTACTCTCTTTTTAGTTAGTAGGACCAAAATAAAAACAGGAGAAAAAATGCCCGAACTAAAGTTCCCGGGTGGTCAAGTTGTCAGTGTTGAATTTGACGATGTAGCCCACTCGTATGTTATTGCCCATAAACTCGCAGATGGACAATTCACAGACACACGACCAACACACGGAGCAACGGCACCGCTTGAGGTTGTTCCTAAGCCATTCTTAACGCCTTGGGGTGCAAAGATGGGTGTAGAGGCTATGGTTGAGGTCTTCCACGATCAGCCGCAAATTGTAGAACAACTACCACAGTTCTTTATTGATAAGAAAGCTATGGAAGAAAACGAGCGATTTGTCAATGATAAGGGCAAGGATAGCCCGGTGATGTCTACTTATAAGTTTAAGAAACTATATCCGTGGTTTAGTCAAGCTAAGGCAGCGTACAAAGAGAAGTCAAAAGAAGGTAAAGAATTGGGCTCATGGCTACACTCTAGCATTGAGATATTCTACCGATCAGACCGTAAGACATTGCCTATTGTTACCCCTGACGTTCAGGGTATGTGGGATAGCTTTACTATGTTTGATAACTTCTTTAAACCCACACCCGACGCAGACGGGCTTGAATTCTTAGTCTATTCACTTATGTTTGGTTACTCAGGACAGGGCGACTTTAGAGGTCACATGTCCGGCAAGCATTGCATAGGTGACTGGAAGTCTACTAACAGGTCAGATAGTAACGCCGACGGTATATCAGTCGAATACTTCTTTCAGGTTGGTGGACTAGCACAAGCAGAATATGAGCGAACAGGTAAATGGGTCGATGATCTGTTTATAGCGAACTTTGATAAAAAAGGAGGAGAACCAAGAGTTATATGGGCAAGTGAATTCGGTGCAAGCCCTCAAGACTGTGCACGAGCATACATAAGCTGTTTTAACAACTATCACACCATAAAAGAGTGGGATTACAAGTTCGGTAAAAGATAATGAGTGAATTACTACTATTCGTCCTTTGTGGTTGGACTATCGCAGCAGCAACAGGCTACTTGATAGGTAAGATCATCTGGGAAACAGGCAAACTAATTGTAAACAAACTTAGGAGAAAATAATGAAACTATTTAAACGCAAGAACGCACTAGCAAAACGTGTCGAGTCACTTGAGACATATCTCGGTGTGTTCTACCACGTAGACTCAGACGGTTACAACGAACACAAGCAGGATGGTGACGACAAGTGGACCAAACTCGGTAAACTTGAGCAACGTATCAAAGATTTAGAAGAAGCTAAGAAAGGTAAGAAATAATGGGACAAAACAACAATGTTGATACCAGTATCCCAACTGGTGCAGAAGAAGGAACCCCGAACGCTGAAAATCTCGCAGATTTACGAGTTGATCTCGCAGATTTGATCCGAGACACACAAAAAGCACAAGAAACTTGTGTACCACCAGCAGTTCAAGAAGTAGTATTAGCAGTTCGACACCTTGAAGACGCTCGTATGCGTCTAGGGGTAGCACTCACTTATGTAAACGGTAATGACCCACTAGGAGCAAAATAATGGATTACGACGGACCTCAAACAATCGGTGAAGCACGAGTGGCACAACAGTCACCACTCTCGCAGTTGCTTGACCAGCAAGATAAGACAGCAGAACTTCTACGAGTCCTCGCTGATAAGTTACAGCCTGTATCTAACCCACACCCGGTAGACAACAAAGAACGTGCAGATCGTGGCTACCACGTCGAGACAGCTTTGTATAAGCAGCGTGAAATCAATGACGCAGTTGCATACCTTATCGACACGCTAGTAGTTTAATAAGAACAGGAAAACACAAAAATGTCAACATTTACAGTAAAAAGCACTATGCCTACGGGCAAGGCTAACGAAAAGTTCGGACAGGAGTTTTACGTCCAGTTCAACGAGTCAGAACAAGCCTTCCCCCTCTGGTTCAAATCAGCCCCCGAGATTGGCAAAGAAATTGATGGTGAAATCTCAAACGGCAAGTTTAAGAAAATCCGCAAAGAGTGGAACCCTAACGCAGCACCAGAAGGTGACGCTAAGGCATCAGCCCCAGCACGTACACCATACAAGGATAACTCCGATGGTATGCGACAGGGTATGTGTTTTAACAACGCCGCTAACTTTGTCAACACATTAGTATTCGAGAAGACACTAACGGACCGAGAGTGGGCAGACCTTACGTTTGCTTACGCACAAGCACTATACTTAAAAGGTGATCTGAACGTTCCTGTTGAAGGCTCACAAGAGGAAGCAAAAGACCCAATCGAAACTGTCAAAGAAGTCTTTGGTGGTGGAACTAAATTGGTAACGCCTCGTGGAAACTGATGAGATTATAGCCCAGCTTGATAACTTTCAGGCTAGGTTATTCATCCGACGCAATGGGCAGGTTGAGCCAGCCGACCCCAACACCCTAGCAAATAACCTTCTACTTATCCGTGGTCTATTGATCCAGTTAGTAGATAAGGTTGCAGAGTCAGAGTCAATATATCGCAAAACTAAAGCAGCAAGGTTCGATAGTTTCCTAACAGCACATAAGCCCGGCGAAAAAGCAATTAGCAAATCAGCCGCTATGGATAAGCTAGACATGGAAGACGACCTTATTAACATGAAGATAGGATCAGAACGTGTTAAAAACTATATGAAGTACGTTGACGGACTTTGTACATCTATCCAGTCAGTCCTCAAGGTCCAGTCCAGTTCTGAAAAATCGTCATACTAAAATGAACAGTTTAGAAAGGTTTAAGCTCTACTATGAAGCCCACCCAGACGAAAAAACCCGTCTCAAACGTCAAAGACCTGTTCGCAAATCCACAAGAGGAAAACGTATCAGTAAATGATATAGAGTTCTTGTCAATACATGAGCAAGACGCTATGAAGTACATCGAGAACGAAGGCAAATACCTTGGTATCTCGACAGGCTACAATAGCATTGACTCTCTCATGGGATCGTTTCTACCGGGGGAAATAATGACTCTAGGTGGTGATACGGGGCACGGTAAGTCGATCTTGGCTATGAATATAGCACAGAACGCATACAAGAGTACCCAACAGCCCGTATTGTTCATAAATCTAGAGCTTACCGTCGAACAGGCAGTACAGCGTTTCTATAGCCTTGCAGGTAAAGACCACGACTACGCAGGTATCATGGTCCAGTCACAGCTAGACATCAACTACACCGACATTGACCGTTTGATGGAACGAGCTAAAGAAGAAGACGTATGTCTTGTGGTCGTTGACCACTTGCACTTCTTCGATGACTCTATAGGTGACAATGCAGCAGCAGCTATTACCCGGATAATGAAATACTTCAAGCGTTGTGCTATGAAGCACCAGCTACCAGTCCTATTACTTAGCCACGTGACCCCACAAACACGAGTCACAGCCCAAGGAATAGAGATTATACGCCCGGACCTTCACAGCTTTAAGAACTCACGAAGTATTCAGCAAGTATCTGATATGGTAGCGTTTGTATTCCGTGACCCTAAAGAAACGCACAAGATTGACTTTTACATGAGGAAGAACCGTTCCCGTCCACTGGAACCAGAAGCCGTACAATTAACACAAAGATCGTGGAAGATAGAGGATGACCCACAATGGCAACCCAAAAACTTGCCGCCGCTTGGCGGATACTAACAGCAGGTAGATCACTAGAGGCAAAGATGAAGCTTATGCTATACATCCGAGACTTTTATGCCTACCTCGCAAATGATATAGATGAAACAGCAATGAAGCAGGGAGAAGTTCGCACTTTGCAAGCCCTCCGTGCAGTCGTAGACGACAAGATTGAGAACAAAAATGAATAACCTGAACATAAAACTCCAAAGACAGCACTATGCCTACGGTACGATGTTGTTTCAGATGGCACCTAAGCACAGGCTCAAGGGTCGTCTAACAAACATTCAGCGTATGATACTTGGCTATACTAGCACACATAAAATGCGTAAAGTCAAGAAAGTAGCACGTCAGAACAGACGATTGGGGAGACTACACAATGGCAGGTAACAAAGAAGGGGCAGCAAAAGCCCGTGAAACAATACTAAAAAAAGACCCTGACTTCTATCGTAACATCGGTGGTAAGTCGTGGAAAAACCCGGAACGATCCCGAAAAACTGGATTTGCACTACTCGATGAAAAAGAACACAAAGCCCTCAGTAAAAAAGGCGGTCAAAAAACCAAAGAAGACTATAACACTTCCAAGGTTAAAAGCCTCCGTTCAACAACTGGCGAATAAATATGCAAGACTACGGGATTGTTTTGGAGACAGTGGAAGTACCTGTATATCATGTGGAGTCTGGCACCCTTTTGAGAAGCTTGATGGCGGTCACTTTATACCGACGACCTACTCCTCAACTCGTTTTGACGAGAGAAATATCAATGCCCAATGCCACAAGTGCAACCGTTTCTTACATGGTGATCCCCGGCGGTACTTTAGAGGAATGGAAGCAAAGTATGGCAGAGATGTCGTTGATGATCTTGAAGCCATTGCAGGTCCGAAAAAGTGGACCCGTGAAGAACTCGAAGATATACGACGCTATTATCGTGGAAAAATAAACGATATTCTAGCCGGAAAAGACCCAAATCCACAAAAAGATACCTCTGTTATAAGCATTTTCGCTCCCCAATAGTATTGACAAAGCACTAACGCTTTGCTATAATGTTGTTCAGAAGTTAAAACTCCCAAGTCTTAATCTTCAAACAAACGTCATAAACAATCTAAAAAAGGAGAATGAAAATGACAAAAATAGAAACAGTAGTAAGCTTTTTAAGCCTGTGGGTTGCACGGTTCGCCCTTGCCCTCCTCGCTTCAGCAGGTATGCTTCACCTTCTTGGTGGTGTAGACCCGATCATAGCCTACCCTATTACTATTATCGGTGTTGCTTTCTTAGTTAAAGAAACACTCTAAATCACACGAAAGTATGGTATAATGGTATGGTTAGGTCAAAAAAGCCCCTTTTGGGGCATACTATGAAAAACAAAAAACCAATAACCTTCCGCAAGAAGTTGGATAATCCAGTCTTCAAAAAATTAGCACTTGCTTTCGTCATCGTGATAATTGCCACTGTTACTTACTTACAGTATTTAGCACCGCACACGCTTGAAGCTAAGCAGAGGGTCGAATTAGAAAGCACACAACATCAGCTCATAGAAACTAAACGTACACTTCAGGATCAGAAGACACTCGACGCCCAACAGGACGCAGAGAAACAGAAGCAACTTGAAGAAGTACAAAAGAAGCTTGAAGAAACTGAAAAGGCTCTACAAGCAAAACGATCTACGCCTCAGTCAACTGTAGCGTATGCAGCCGAAGCCCCAGCTTCTACACCCCAAAGGACATACACAGGTGGTGGTAATAAGGAAACATGGATGGCAGCCGCTGGAATACCTCAGTCTGACTGGTGGGCAGTAGATAGTATCGTGACACGTGAAAGTGGATGGCGGCCAGACGCAGTAAACCCCAATGGTGGTGCCTGTGGACTCGCTCAAGCCCTTCCGTGCTCAAAGTTGGGTCCTAACTGGAATGATCCAGTAACAGCCCTTAAATGGCAGTATAACTATGTCACACAGCGTTACGGTGGTTATTCACAAGCCGTTGCGTTCTGGAACATAAACCACTGGTATTAGAGAAAAAAGCACTTGCATTTTGATTGAGCTTGTGCTACAGTCAGGGGTAGGAGAAAACTCCCAGTTCTCAAAATTAACAAAACAACTTAGTAGGCAATCTGGTAAGCAGGTCAGACCGTGAAAGAGCGTTAACACTCGAAGGTACGGCAACTGGAAAATAGTCAAAGCCCAGATTAGGAAACGTCACCGCAAACCCTGCAACGTGAAGAATTCCAAGATCATAGTTAGCTACTGTGGTCGAGCATAGATTGTGATTTAGCTATAAGCAATCATGCTTACTGGTTTGCCTATTAGGAAACAAAAATGGAGAAATAGAAATATGGATTATGAAACGAAAGACTCAGGCGAACGTGTCGAGTATTCCTCTGGTATGCACCGGGATATACAAGACGGCAAGCCTGATTTTTCATTACTATTAACTGATATGCCATACAGTGAGCAAATGCTTACACGTTGGGCTAAGCTCATGGAACGTGGAGCAGCTAAGTATGGTCGTCGTAACTGGCAGTTAGCTAGTACTGATGAGGAACTAGAACGCTTCAAAGCTTCTGCTTTCCGGCACTTTGTACAGTGGATCACTGGTGAAAATGATGAGGACCACGCAGCAGCCGTGATGTTCAACATAAACGCCGCTGAATTTGTAAAAACAAAACAAAAGCAGGAGATACCTTTCTAATGAAACTTTTAACACCAGAAAACGAAAACTATGCAGCAACCATCGTCACCCTTAAAGAAGTTCACCCCCTCGAAGGCTCAGACCGTATTGTTGGAACGACTATATTCGGTTCCCAAGCCATTGTTAGTGTTGGCACCGAGGTCGGTACTAAGGGGATTTACTTCCCAGCAGAGACGCAGCTTAGCGAAGAATTTGCATTTGAAAATAATCTCCACGACCACGGAAATCTCAACAAGGACCAAGGGGCTAAAGGCTACCTCGGTGATAATCGACGAATTCGGGCAATTAGGCTCAGAGGACATCGAAGCGATTGTCTCTTTCTACCAATCGAAAGTCTCTCCTACATTAAAGGGCTGAAGCTTGACGATCTGAAAGAAGGCGACACATTTGACCAGCTACTTGACCACCCTATTTGTAAAAAATACGTACTCAAGCGTACTGTAAAGGAGACACGCCTTGAAAAAAACAAACACAAACCAATCCCAAGGATCGACAAAAAGTTCCTTCCAGAGCACTATGACACGGATAACTACTTCCGTAACTCAGAGGTTATACCTAACACTCGTTGGGTTTACATCACACAGAAGCTTCATGGTACTTCAATCCGAGTCGGGCATACAGTTGTTAACCGTAAGCTTACTATTCGTGACCGGGCAGCTAAACTAGCCGGGGTACAAGTCAAAGATACGGAAATGGACTACGTGTTCGGTAGCCGTAAGGTTATTAAGGACATCAACAACCCTAACCAAAACCACTTCTACAGCACTGACATCTGGACCGAGGAAGGCAAGAAGCTTGAGGGTCTTATTCCTGAAAACTTCCTACTCTACGGAGAGTTGATCGGTTACACACCAGAAGGTGGTCCAATCCAGAAGAACTACACATACAAAGTCCCACAAGGCACCCGTGACCTTTACATTTACCGTGTGGCGTTCATTAACGCTAAAGGGTACGTTGTAGACCTCTCATGGGAGCAAGTGCAAGAGTTCTGTCATGATCGTGGTCTAAAGACGGTCCCAGAGCTTTACAGCGGTCCTATGCCTACACAGCCTGAAATCGTTCAATGGTTCATCGACAAGAAGTTCCGTGAAGACGGTTATCCACAAGCGGTTGAGCTTGATGACGCAAGTCCAGTTGATGAAGGCGTATGTATCAGGGTCGATGGTATGTCACCGTATATATTAAAAGCAAAAAGTCCTAAGTTCCTTGAGCACGAGACAAAAATGCTCGACGAAGAAGCGGTGGACATGGAAGAAGAAGGAAAATAAACATGAGACTACTAATAATCTTTTCAGTACTGGCGTTTGTCGCACTGTTCACCGCAGCAGTAATGGCTTTGATCGCCTTTATACCAGCAGGGTTAGTATGGCTAATTCTGGCGGCTTGCAACGTCAACGTAAGCTTCTGGTTAGTATGGGGTATAGCAACACTAATTGGACTGATTGTCAAGGCGTGATGAAGTACTTCTCAATGTTTACGGGTATCGGGGGCTTTGAGCGTGGTATTTCGCTTAGCCTCCAAGACGCTCATTGCGTTGGATACTCTGAAATTGATAAATACGCAATACAAACATTTGAACACCGCTTTGGTAAGGAAATAAAAAACTATGGAGACGCAACAAAAATTAACACCGCAGAGCTTCCAGACTTTGATCTCTTGGTTGGAGGGTTCCCTTGCCAAGCATTTTCACTCGCCGGTAAGCGAGCTGGATTTGAAGACACCCGAGGTACGCTCATATTTGATGTCGTTAGGGTTCTCAGAGACAAAAGACCCAGACATTTTGTTCTTGAAAACGTCAAAGGTTTACTTAGTCACGAAGGCGGAAAAACTTTCGCGGCAATACTTGAAATTCTCACCGACACAGGGTACGACATTTCATGGAGCATACATAATTCCAAGAACTATGGTGTCCCACAAAACCGAGAACGTGTCTACCTTATCGGAAATCTTAGAGGAGAACGTAGACCCCAAGTATTTCCTCTCAGAGCAAGCAATCAAGAAGCTACTGTCTCTAACACCATCCGAACAGGGGGGCAAGGTAGTCTAAGTAAAAAACACGCTTGGGACTTAATACAGATAAACAAACCAGTACATTCAAATGATCGAGTCTACTCAGACGAAGGTATCAGTCCAACCCTCAACACTATGCAGGGCGGTAACAGACAACCATTCATAAGAGTCGTATCAGCTACAAAAACAGGTTACGAAGAAGCTGAAGTTGGTGACGGTATCAACATTGGAGCAGCAGGTTCTACTACTCGCAGAGGACGTGTCCAAAAAGAAGCCGCGCAAACACTGAATACTTCTGGTGACGTTGGGACCTTCGATGGTGTACGTATCCGTAGATTAACCCCAACAGAGTGTGAAAGGCTACAGGGCTTTCCTGATGGCTGGACGTTAGGATCAGACTCACAAAGATACAAACAATGTGGAAATGCTATCACAGTTAACGTGGTTGAGCATGTAGTAAGGAGCATATATGAAACTAATAATGACTAGGGGGCTACCAGCTTCCGGCAAATCTACATGGGCAAAAGAACAGGTTATAGCCTCTGGTGGACGCACAAAGCGTGTCAACAAAGACGACCTTCGAGCCATGATAGATAACAGCGTATGGAGTAAACAAAATGAAAAAAATGTTCTGGCGGTTCGTGATTTTATCGTTAAGCATTATTTGCTACTTGGCAATGATGTTATTGTCGATGACACCAACCTCACACCGAACCACGAAAAGCGGCTATCTGAGATTGCAGGGGAGACGGGGGCTATATTTGAAATTAAGAGTTTCCTTGATGTGCCTCTGGCTACTTGCATTATCCGAAACGCACAGCGAGTCAATCCTGTCCCAGAGACGGCAATACGATCAATGTACAAGTCATTCGTTAAACCTAAAGCCGTCATTAAGGACTACGTGAAGCCTCCATATAACCCAGACCTACCAAACTGTATCATTGTAGACATCGACGGTACTCTAGCCCACATGAACGGCAGGAGCCCATACGACTACACGAAAGTTGGTACAGATATTGTAGATGAAGATGTAGCAGCCCTTGTACGACGCTATGCACAGCGTGACATCATGTTTGAAACCCCAGACACATACATCATTATCGTTTCTGGACGTGACGACACCTGTAAAGAAGAAACGCTCAAATGGCTTGCAGACAACAACATTCCTTTCGACGAGTTCTATATGCGTGACCATACTTTAGTTGACGAAAAGGGAAATAAGTTAGATGACACTGTAATTAAGAAGAACATCTACGAAGACATGATTAAGCCACGCTTCAACGTCCGTTTCGTGCTTGATGATCGTGACCGAGTAGTAAAGATGTGGCGTGAGCAGGGTCTTAAAGTACTTCAAGTAGCGGAAGGAGATTTCTAATGTCTAGTTACGCAAAAATAACCAAGCACCCTAACACTGGTAAGTACGCTTTAGCACGTTGGATAGATGACTACTTTGCACCTCATTACTACGGTGTGAAGTTCCCAGATGATGACAAGGTATACCCGGCTGAATTCGTCGAGGAGCGTCAGATACACGATTTCTGGGCAGAAGACGTTATAAATGCCTACAAGTACGTTTTAGGTTTTGCGGCTAGTGACGAGAATGTTATCACGTTCTTAAACCAGATCGAGAAAGAATATAAGGAACGCTGGCGTAGGGACCCTCTAACGGGCGGTGGAGCCACAGAGCTATCCATAGTCGTCCAGAGGGCTGAAATGCCCTGTGAGCACGTCGTACAGCACGGAGAGTGCATATACTGTCGTTTAGTAATAGAGGATGAAGAATAATGGAAGAATACATGCCTTGTGAACCATGCAGCAAGAAAGTAGGGGCTTACACCCTATGTGAGAGCTGTTTACACAACCGTAACACTATTAGCACACTCAGTCGTGATCGTGATAACTACATGGTCGAGGCGTCACGCCTGAAGGCTACGGTTAAATCAATCCTAGACTATGTGGCAGGGAAAGCGTAATGTATGCAGCCTTCCTCATTGAGCTTGTCTCACACGCAAGACACCACAACCAAGACATGCGGTTCGGGCAGCTACTGTTCAATGCACTGTCCCTCCACGATAAAGCAAATTACACAGATGAATACGACTCGAACTTTCATCAGCGACTTTTTTACATCGAGGACACCGAGCTCGCTACCGCTATATCCGAGTGGTATAAGTTCGTCGAAACCTACAAAGCCCCCAAAGAAGATACAAGTTCTTGACTTCTACTTTAACCCGGCGACTCTCAAGTGGAAGGGTAAGGAAGTAAAGGTATTCGATATAGAATTTTTCAATATGCTGATCGAGGACTGGAGAAAAAGATACAAATGGTCCAAGTCCCAAGCATACGATGAATTCTTTGATATGACCCCCTAACAGGGGTCTTATTTTTATGCTTGCTTGTGGTTAAATTAACTGCTAGAATGTGAAATATATTACTGTCCTCCCATTACGCTAGTGGTAACATACAGGGGTGAAAGGAGGAAAGTATGAATAAACGATGGAGTAAACCACAAAGACGCCGCTTTCTAGAACAACAAGAAATTAAACTAGCTCGTAAAATAGGGCTTGACAAAGAAGCGGTAGCTTGATAAGATTAGAGTTGCCCTACTGTGAAAGGGTTTTATGGAGATGAGTAGCTTGGTGTGATTTATGGGAGTTTTTCACACCTACGAGGAAGGTGCTACACATTCATCGCCATCTATAGAAACTGAAACGGGGGGTATCTGCGAGAGCCCCTCGATTTCTTTTTCACAGGCAAGACGAGCTATACGGTGCATAATCTCATGTACACGCTTGTCTGACCGTTCAAAGAGGTCGTCAACTAGATTTTCAAGCTCGATCCGTTCCATCTGGGAGCCATACGTAAGGGTGGTTAAACGCCTCTACGCCTTTGTCATTGGGTACAAAGAACTCCGTGTGGACGGGTGGTTGTGCCTGTTCGTCGTTTAATAAGATTGATAGTACATTGTGTGTACGGTACCAATAAAGAAATACTTCAACGCCATTATTCCGGCGGTGCATTAGTTCTTCACGGGTATCGTCAAGCCGTTCCATTGGTCCACTCCTCTGGGACGCCATCAGCGGCTTTTAGATCGTCAAAATTGTGTCGTTCCCAAGCGTCTACGTCACACTGTCCTACTTCACGTAGAGCAAGGTGCTGAGGAAACTCGTGAGCAACGATAAGTTCTTCTAGGTTAGGGTACGTCGGGTGATCTGAGAAGATATACGCACCATAGGGCTGTGTTTCATCTTCACCCATTTCGAGGAAGATGTGGTTGTAGATAGCTAACCGTCCGAAGAATTGAAATAAAGTGGTGTTGTCCCGTGTAGCCTCGAACCTTTCACCGTTAAGGTTTAGTTCGATTATAGGTTCAGGGGAGTTTTCCATTTTTATTTTTTACCTTTGATTGCATTGTAGCATAACAGGGTTGAAAAGTCAATATAAAACTAAAACCCCCCGGCGTATTCCGAGGGGCTCTTACCACTTTTGTTTTTAGAGCCCGATAGCTCTTTTAAGAAAGTGTTTGTTTTTGTTTTGCTTCTTTTCTGCTGCCAGCTATAGCGTACTAGGAAAGCGGAGAGATTAGCTTGGGACTGCGAGGAGCCCAAGAATGTGTGAGGGAGTTTTGGGAGGGTTTTTGTTTGTTAAAGAGACTTGAGGAAGGTACGAACTGGACTAGTTGCAGTGTAGCACAAGCGGTATAAAAAGTCAAGACTTAATTAGTTGACCTTTTTGCCAGTGTCCACAGTTATTACAACGTAGGCGGTGGTAACGGCGTCGGTTAGTGTACCGGGTGCCTCTTTTTTGTAGGCTACTGCCACCACAGTTTTCACAGTGATCGGGGTTAGAGTGGTCGATAAGACCAAGATTGGGGTGGTTAACCATCCAAGGACGTAAGCGAAGATATACTTGCTCAAGTACGTTCACATCTTGTATGTTATATTCCTTCATGTGAGCCCATGAGTCAGGATCACCAGCTAGACAGCCGTCCCAAGTCTTAATACCACCAGCGTCTGCTTTGTGGTCCAGTCCGAGTGCTATAGCTAGGTCTGACAGCTTATTGCTAGAAAAGCCAAAATATCGTTTAGCTACCTTTTTAGTATCAACTTGGAAGTAGTTAGACGGTGGATCAAAGCCGTGTATAGCGATACGTGCGTTCGTCTTCTTCTGGTCGAACTGATCGCCATTGTGTGCAATAACAATATCTGCTTCACCAAACAGTTTCCACAAGCTTGCTACCACCATAAAGTCGTTATTTACGCCCGGAACATAGCCCGGTAAGTCATCTTGTGACACAATGTGTATTTCATCTTCACCTAGCCACTTGTAGGCGAAGCATAGTATTTGCATGTCTTCTACTATCTCACGCTCGATAGGGTGATCGTCGTACAATCCCCACTTTTTCTCCTTGGTGACAAGATAGCTCGTCTCCAAATCATATAGTAATGTTTTTGCCATTGGGAGTTTTCTCTTTTCTTTTTTGCATTTTTGTTTGATTTATGCTACTTGCAGGGTATCACACTTGTGCTTAAAAGTCAAGACGCCCGTCTCTGTGAGGCACTATATGTAGCGATAGCACCGATCATTTCAACCCTAGATGGCTTGCTTGGGGGCAATTCTGTAGCGTGTCTTTCATCGTGTTCATCACGGCACAACTGTTCTTTATTCTCTGGGAGTTCACGGAAGTCCCTTTCAGTAGGAGTTCTGTAATCTCGTCGGGGATAAAACAAATGGTGAGTGTCGCTAAAACACCCACCAAGTTCTGCATACTTACAATCGGGACGAGGGTTAGGACACTCGCCCTTCATGTTAGTGTGCTTCTTTTACATAGTTGATTGTAGCCGTCACAGCAGCACTTAAAGCCGCTACAAGCGTGATCTGGTTAATCACGAAGCCAGTAGCCACTAGAGCCGCCCCAAAAGCCTGTACGAAGGTCATAGCAGCACGACCCGGTATGCTCGTAGGTGAGACGTTGAATAGGTTGGTGATGAAGGCTAGAATACCAGCTACAACACCAGTTATACCAGCAGTCAGCAGTAATGCACCAGCAGGTACACCGAGAGCTGATCCAATAACTACACCGATGAAGGTAGCAGCAAAGGTTTTGACAGCTCGGACAGCTATATCACGTAAGTTTCTGTTCATTTTATTTTCCTTATTTCTTAAAGTTAGTGAAAATACTTGACAAGAAGTCTACTATCTTTTGTACTAATGCTTCGAGAGCAGTAACACGCTTTTCAAGTGGATTTCCTTCAGGGTCAACAGGCAGTGGAGGTACTTCACCCGGACCCTCTTTTGGAGGCTCAACAGGAGGTGTAGGGACTGGTGTTGGGGTAGGAGTAGGGGTTGGTACAGGAACGGGTGCAGGTTCGACGTAATCTATACAGTCAGCCTTGCTTATACCGTTATTAAGACCACGGTCCCATGAGTATTTCGACAGGTAGTAGTCAGTAGAGCTTAATGGGTGGTCGTAGACACCAGCCACGTCAATGACAGTTCCAGCCTTGAGAGCAGTTACAGCCTTAGCGTTTGCAAAGCTAGTGAAGCTCATATCCCACACGTTAGCGTCACGGATCAATACAACCTTTTTATCAGGTATATCAACACGGAGTCCGGCAGGTTGTTGTGCAGCTTGGTTTTCGACTGCAATACGGTTCTTAGCCTTGTTCCAGCAGTCCAGAGCGTACCCCTTGTGCTTCAGGTCGGCAGGACATTCAGTAAAGACACGTGCAACGTCTTGGTGGAAGTTCAGGATGAGGTTAGGGTATAGTTTTAGACACTGGTACATAACTTCTGTCAGGTTGTTGAGTGTTGCTTGGTCGAAGTATCCGTTACGCCAGTCACCACGAACCTCACAGGTCAGGCTTTCGCTGTTACTGTCAAAGTTAGCGTTGGTCCAAGGTGTATCTTCAATATGTACGTACTGTTCACGAACAGAGCCACTTACATAGAAGGTGCTCGAAGCGTTACGATTAGGGTTTGCCCACAGGTAGCGTAGAGTTTCCTCGAAGCCAGCAGAGTGGTGGACCGTAAATGCACGAATAGGTGCAGCACGACCCGGTGTGTAGTTACTTGGGTCGGCTGGGTAAAATCCAGTTATATTTTTGAGTGTACTCATTTATTTCCTCCGTTAGGGTGTTACTTTTGGGACGTTTATATCAACGCCTCCGTTACTTGTTTGCGTATCAGTCGCATTAGGATTGTCCACTTCAGGGCTCGAACCGTCTTTAGTGGACGTTTGAGATGTTGAACCTGTTGGGGTAGTGGTTGTCGTCGTGCTTGACGTTGTTGGGTTGTTGGCGGTTGTGCCGGGTTTGATTACTACGAGGGCGATCAAGGCTACAAGAACAGCGGAAACTATGATACCCACGACGAAAGCGACGGCACTCTGTACCCACTTGGCAGCATACTTATTGTCCAAGTTGTCAATTTTAGTGTTTATAGCAGTGACTTCGGTGTTCAAGGTAGTTTTAATATCCTTGACATCTTCTGCAATGCCGTCTACTTTGGTTTCTACCACAGAGAGCCTTTCAATTTCTGTTTTTGTCGCCATCTTCCATTCCCTTATATAAGTTCAACCAGCAAATAAATCGGCTGTACACCCGCTTGGGCAGCAACCTGTCCTGTACCACCACCAGCGATATTTATTCCTGCATTTAACGTAATGTTAGTAGAGGTTGGGGTATACATTGCGAAGTTAGTTTGTGTAGCTAATGAGGTGTTAGTGTTAAACTGTTGGGTGCTTTGTGATCGTTTGGTACCAGAGGCTACAGCACCTTCCCACAGCGTAAGTTCCGTGTAAGTTCCTGCACCACTGTTAGTGACATAGAAACATCCGATGGAGACTCGAATTTTACGACCCGTAGGCACTATTACAGGAGCACTTAGACCCGTAACCTGGATTGGTGTTGCCGTAGTGTGTGAAGTAGTTGTAAAGGTTTGTCGGTAGCCAATGATCTTACGTAGTGGGTCACGAGGACAGATTAAGTTACCTAGCGAGTCCGTGACTGAGTAAGCCACAGAAGAAGCGATAGGAAGCACCTTGTCTTCTTGCCCTTGGTTAACCGATCCGGCGTTAGCAATGTTTGAAGCACCAGTAATGATAATACCGATACGAACACTGTTGGCGGCTAAAGCAGGGCTTGCGGCGTTGTTAGCTACTTCTGTGTAGGTGAGCAGTGCTGTACCATCACCATTGTCAGAAGCGTCGATGTAAGTGTCTTTAGAAGCGGTGAATGAGCGCGACGTTACTACAGCGGCTGTTAGGCGGCGACCATTGATGTATATTACTCCCGATGTCATCGAGGCGTTACGTGTAGAGCCGTAAGAGTCACCAGACCAGACAAGACCAGAAGCCACAAAGTCGAACCAACCTTCAGTACGGATAGGATCGGTTGAGAGTTCGCCACTTGCGAGAGCAGTGAACCATTTATCAACAGGTGCCATAATGACCGTAGAGCCCGTCAAGTGGGCAGCAGGAGTCGTACCAGAGTAACCACGACCATCAGAAGGACAAGTGATAGTCGAAGCACCTTTAGAGGTGTATACGATCACCTCACGGTTTGATGTTGAGTCTGGTTCTATAATTAAGATACCAGAGGTAGGGGTTGGAACTGTCGCCAGTCCGATTGTCAGGGTACCAGAAGTAATATCACCTGTTAACGTAGATGAATAAAAGTTCTGATAACCGAAGTTAGAGGGATTGAGTCGAGTTGCCATGTTTGTTTTTGTCCTTTTGGATTATCTCTATTATAACATATTTTGTTACAAATTGATAGTCACTTTTTTGCTATTAGATTTCTTTGGAGTGCTTACATCCTTGAAGCTGATACCAGTAGTACGTCGCTTGCTAGAGAACTGAGGAGCCTCTTTTTTAGAGCCTTCAGCACCACTATTGACGTATGCTGATAGGTAAGCTCGTTTGGACTCACCGCTTCCTGATCCACCAGAACCGCCGGAGCCACCACCACTTCCAGCCTTGCCGGGAGTAGCGTAACCATAGGTATTGCGGAATTTCTTGGAGAATTTCAGCGAACCAGTCAAGCCAGAGTTGTATAGTTCATCGTCAAGCTTGATTGCAGCAGCGAGGTCTTCTTTACTTATCTGTCCGTCATCAATCAGACTCTTGAGGTCGGAGCTTCCACCTTCATTGAAGATGTCACGTTGGTCCTCGGAGTAGTTGTACTTGTAGGCTTTAGACTGGAAGGCACGAGCCTTGTTTTGCTTGTCGATATTGGTATATTCTGGGTGTTCAAGCAGGTCTTTTTCGTACTCTGCGTATTCCTTAGAAAGGTAGTTAGAAGGCTTGTATTCAGGTAGACCCTTGACACGCTGTTTGTTAAGTTCAGCAGCAACGGTCTTAGCGTTTTCATCTGGTGACTCTTTCAGCCAGTTTTCCTGATCCTTCTTAGTCATAGTGTTGTATTTAGCGTAGAAGTTCTTAGCGGCGTCAGATTTGACACTCTTAGGAACATCGACGCTCTTACCGTAGTCACTAACCCATTTCTTGATTTGGTCAAACTTGTCTTTTTGAGCCTGATCGAGGGAATTAGGGTCAGCTTGTCCAGTAGCGTACAGGTCGGCGTCTTCTTGCGAGAGGAGTGACTTAGCCTTCTTAGTGTAAGCTTCATTTGCAGCCTTTTTAAGTGCGGCTTTCTTCTCAACTTCAGAGGCGTCTTTGTCAAATTTAACCTTGACAGGACGGTTCTTTTCGTCCATAAATACGTTTCCTTCGTTGTCGAGGACCATATTATCTTGGATTTTGCCACCAAAGGCGATCTTACCGTTAGAGTCAGTCTTTTGGTCTTTAGTAGCAGTTTCACCGTAAGTCTGTGTTCCGATACCGAAGAAGTTAGGCACATTCATAGCTAGAGATTTACCTACGTCACCAGTGTCATTGTAAGTGTCTACAAGTCCCTGTATACCAAGTGGAGTAACCAGTTTGCCTGTTTCCTGTGCTACGTTGATGTCCTCACCGAAGCGGTCTTTGCGGTCATTAGGGTTGCCAGTGTCACCGTCGCTAGACTGGAGCATACGTGCAGCATAACCCAACAGAGGGTTTAGCTTGTTTTGCAACATATCTTGTGCTAAGTCAAGGCGGTTTGGTTGTCCAAAGCCTTCACCCATTGTCTGGATTTCACCAGTAGAGCTGTTTTTCTTCTCACCAGTAATCATACGGGCAAAGAATACGACGTTTTGCTGTAGACCACCGAAGATGTCAAAGCGAGTGTTACCCGTCTTGATCTTCATGAAGTCAGAACTTCGTGGGTCCATTTCTACGTCAGCACCAGAGGCTTCAGCAAGCCCTACGACTGCACCAGCAGCCCCAAGGAAGGAAGCCATGTTCTCAATAGCCCGGCGTCGAGCGATAGGGCTCAGACGAGCGTAGTAAGCAGGGTTAATAGCGTTCAGACGAGAAGCCCACAGACGAGGTGCAAATAGAGTAGTTGCCAGCGTCTGCATGTTCTTTTCAGTAAATCCACCCTTTTTACCACCCGAACCAGTAGAAGTGTTAATCACTTCACCTATGTCACGGAGTTCTTTTTCAGAAAGGTTTTTCAATGCTTCGTCTGGACCACCAAGTGAGTCAATCCATTTCTTAGCAATGTTGTAACGGAGTTTCGTAAGACCACCAGAGTAAGCACGGTCAGAGGCTTCAATACCCCTACCATATACAGGTACTTTTTCAAGTATGTGTGCACTTGCCATGATTTCGTCGGAGTTACCTTCAACGGCTGGAAGTCGGACACCAAGCTTGTCAACAATAGTCTCGTAAGCGTCATCGTCAGCAATACGCTTCATTTCAGACTTGAAGTAGTCAGCGTTTTTAACGTATTTAATCGACTCTTTGTTTGCGTTTACCCAATCAGGGAAGTTACGAACAGCAACCTGTCCACCCTGTCGGAGTCCCATAGAGAAGTCGAAGCTTGCCATAGCAGCACGTGGCACACCAGCAATGTCAACAATCTTATCACGCCATGTTTTAGGGTCTTCTGCAACTGCGTCTTCAATAGCTTTAGCCATTTGGTCGCCATCTTCGCCAAAGTATTTGCGGATCATGTTGATTTCACCCGGCGTTGGCTTACCGTCAGTAGCACCCCAGATTTTACGCATAGCGTTCTGGAGGTTCAATTTCTCGAATGATCGGAGGCTAGAGCTTTCAATATCATTAAGGATAGTGTTCTGTGTACTTTCAGAAGCTGTAATTGGGTTAAAGCCAGACTCAGCGTATTTGCCTTTAAGGGCACCAAGTTTAGCACGTACACCAGCTTCACCACCACCTGCACTTTGGAAAGCACCATCGGCGGCATTGATACGAGCAGCCTTTTGTTGTGTTCGGATTTTAGCAGCGTCGTCAAAGTTCTTTTGAGCACCATTTAGGTTGTCTAGGACTTCCTGAACGGCACGTTTTGTCTCATCATCGGCATTTGGTACGATTTCTTCAGCCTTTTGTGGAGAAACGCCCAGAGTAGGGCTAGGAGCCGTTTTGAGCGTACTTGCCCCATTTTCGGTAGATGTATCAAGTTGGTTGGCAAAAGTCGTTCCTGCGTCTTCTGGTGAGGTCGTTTTTACGGAGCCATCTGGTGCAGCGTCAGAAACACCAGTTTGTGCCTTAGCAACATCACCAACGGCTTGTTCCGGCGTTGGAACAGCAGATTTAGCACCTTTTTCGATAACGGGAACATCCTCTATACCGAGTGCTTTGAGAGCCTCAAGGCGGTGCTTGCCGTCGTCTACTAATAACTCACCGTTCGGACCACGTTCCACGATCACGGGGTCGATTGGTTTACCGTTGGAGATGTCATCAATGTATTTGGCTACTTGAGCCATGTCAGGAGTTTCAGTCGGGTCGGTATTTGGACCAAGCTTCAAGTCGTTGATATTCTTTTCAAATATCTTGCCAGAAACAAGTCCTTCGTCGAATAGTTCTTGGTTGACCTTAGAGTTGACTTTCGTCTTAAAATCTGTTGTAGGTACGTCTGTAGCTTTGGCACCAGCAATACCGAGGTCTTCTGCTTCATTAGCAGCGGTTTTAGCATATTTAGCAATAACAGGACGGAGTTCTTCTGGAACCTCTTTAATACGCCCGGTTAGAGCTTTTTGCATGTAGTCAGAGAAGTCTTCGCTATCTATATCAGCTTGGGTGTAGCCCTCACGACCAGCAGCCTTTTGGCTTGCCTCACCAGTTCCCTTAAACAGAGCTTGTTCCTCTGGAGTAAGCTTGTTCTTGAAGATGTGGTGTCCAAGTTCGTGATATGTATTTTCATCAGTAGCGAACGACTGATCTTTGAAGTTAATGGAAGCGTCGTTAGGGTCATATTCTGCACCGTATTTGTTGTCTTTCTTACGGACGGCAGAGATACCTTCTTCCTCAAGTCGTTTACGTACTTCGTCTGGAAGCTGGATGTTTGGGTCCAACTCCATTTGACGGAGCACCTCTTTAACAGTGTCTGGGTTAGTTTCCTGTGCCAGATAATTTGCAAGGTTATTGTCGATTTTCATGACCTGTTGAATACGAGCAGGGTCAGCTTCTTTTATAATGTCATCTACGACACTTGCTGATTTCTCACCCTGACGGAACAGGTTTGTGAATTTACCAGCACCCTTAAAGACGAGGTTTGCACCTGCGTCGATAGCGGTACCAGTCGCTAAGTCCTGAACGAGACTAGTATCACGTCCACGGGCTTGGCTGATTGCTTCCTGAGTTAAACCACCACCGAGTGAGTCGGCGAGGAATGGCAGGACTTTTGAACCCGTGCTACCAGCAGCAATAATACGCTGTGCGGCAGGGATTTTACTTAGTAATTTAGCGGCACCAGCACCACCAGCTATAGTAAGACCGATGTCTGTACCTACTGTGATTGGGTCAAATTCTTTACCAATTTGTCCGGCGGTGAAGTTGTCGAGCTGTTCTTGTACGTCTTTTTGATGACCAAAGTTAGCACCATTCATAGTCCAACCGAAGGCTTTGTTGTTTGCAGCCTCTAGGAAGTCCCCGAAGGTACCAGTTAATTTACCATTGTCGTTAAGGACCTTGGCAGTGTTAAGTGCGACCTGATCGCCTTCTTTAGCTTTCTTGATAACGTCGTTAACATAGATACGTCGTACATCGTCACCAAGTTCATCATAGCTTTTAAGGAAGGAGTCAGAGTCGGACTCGTAGTCACGTCCGGCAGATAGCTTTGTAATCTTGCCGTAGTCACCCATAAACCTACCCACATCTAAGCCAAAGAGTTTCTTCGTCTCAGTGCCTTCATTCTTCAAACCCTTGAACTTGTTTGAGTATTGAGGGACCTGTGGGGCAGGATTAGGATTTTTTGGTACCGAAATGTTGTACTGCTTCGGCTGGGCAATACTAATTTGCGGTGTTGGTTGAGTTGGGGCTTTTGCTACAGTCAGTTTTTGTTGTGGCTGTGAAGCAATCCGAATACTAGGGCTTACGTTGTTAAGCACCTGTAGTCGGCGTCGTGGATCGTTCAAGTCCATTAGAGCCTCCTTTAGGCTGTGGTTTCTGCTTGTTTCTGGATTTCTGAGTTAACGCCACTAAGTAGTGATTGAGCGTCTTCTGGGCTTAGTCCTGCACTCTGGATGAGTTGTCCGGCGATAGCAGATTTCATCTTAGGATCGGCATTACCTGCAACGATTTGGCTAAGAGTAGTTTTAAGTTGTTGTGTACGTTGGCTAGATGGAGCGATACCTTCAAGAGCACCCTTGTTTTGAGCGTTCGTGTTGTATTCAGCTTGTCCACCACGGAGCTGTGCGATACGTGCGTCAAGTTGCGAACGAAGGCTAGTAAGTTCACCAACATCATCAGTTTCACCAAGGCGACCAACAATAGAGTCCATACCAGATTTTTCAGCGTCAAATCCACCCTTCTGAGTAGCAACCCAAGAAGCGATTTTAGCGAGGTTATCTTGTAATTCAGTACCAAGGTCACGAATTTGGTTTTCACCAGCGTGAGTAACGGTATCAACATTGTTACCACGGTAAGAGCTATCGAAGCTACCACCAGCGGCGTGTGCGGCACCAAGCTTCTGGTTTTCACCTTCGACTTGCTGAGTAATGTCACCACTTTCAGTAGCGAAGCGACCATTCAGTTTACCAGTCTGTTCTTGTGCACCAGCGTCAACTAGACCGTAACGGCTGTTGAAGATGTCTTTAATAGAGTTAGCGATATTAGTAACTTCACCACGGAGTGATCGTACTTTCGCTTGGCGTTGTGCTTCAGCAGCAGCGGCTTGTTGTGCAGCAACTTGTTCAGCGGTCAGTGTAGGAGCTGTATTGACCAGACCCTGTGTACCAGTAGAGGCACCGAGAGTAGCACCACCACCGCCCTGTGGATTGTAAGTAGGTTGTAGGTTAGGGCTTGAGCCTTGGATAGTAGGAGAACTACCTTGGATTGGAGCCGTGCTACCACCCTGAAGGAGAGAAGACGAACCTCCTTGGAGCATGTAACTTGGAAACATATTAGTTTAATTCCTTTGTTTTAATTTCTGAGTGTTTGTATTCATTTAAGACGCATTGTTTTCATATATTGTATCACAAAACCCGTCAAAAGTCTAGAGGTAAATTTTAGCACTAGAGTCAAAGACGTAGTGTGATTTCGGATAATAAGCATAGATCGTACCGAGGAGCACAAAGTTCTCGTCAATACGGTTATTGTAAATTTTGTATTTTATGGTACGGCTATCTAGATTTAATCCGATAGACTGGGGGTTATCAATGAAACTAGCAGTACTCGAAGTGGAGGGAGCCTCACCGTCAAGACCCAAAATAACGGTTCCTAACATGTTTAGTCCCATACCACGAGACGAGATTGTACCGATCACGGCACTACCTACTGTTACACCATCATCTTGGTAAACTGTAAAGGTTATTTGTCCAGACAGACGACGGAAGATAAGACGAAGGTCTACCCAGAATTTAGTAATATCAGGGTTGCCAAGGTCTTGTGCTTTTGAAACAATGTAAGCTTCGATTGCGGCACCGTTGTCGTTATAGGTACCCGTAACACGCTTGTATACTTGCGTACCACCATCATCTAGGAAATACAGGTCTTCGTTGTTTTGGCTATCAATGTAGCGAACCATTGCTTGGGCGTTAAAGTTTGTCCACAGGGAATAGGCTTGGAAACGACGATCATACGTCATAGTCTTGCTAATTGCGGAACTACCTACGGGATAAGCAAGGATGTATTTGTTATCGAAATAGATACCATTGCAGCGACTGTAGTACTGTTTGTTAATTGCGTCCATTGACGGCTGAATACGAATACTCAAAACCTGTGTACGGATGGCAGTAAAGAACTGCGGCTCGTTACCAAGAACACGGTGTCCCTCACGACTCATAAAGCTAATGTCGTTTTCGATGTTGACTACAGACTTGTGAGATACACAGCCAGTAGCGTAAGTAACGGGGGTGACGGTTGGGTTGCCCGAACTGTCGAACGTGACTTGGAAGATCGAGCGTTCTTTGAAAACAATAAGTACGTCTTGGAATACACCAAGGGCGGTGATTTTATCACCATCGTTTTTACGAATGTCAAGTACGTTAGCTTCTGTGAGGGCTGGGGTTCCAGCGAATACAGTTGCACCCGGTACGTTAGGGTTGCCGTTTTCAGAGTCGTTCGTTGAGTCAGGTTGTGGTTGAGTACCACCAGTAGTAACAGTAAAGTCAGCGGCGTTAGTTAGGTTAGAGATAAACAGCCGTGATGGTTGTCCGTCCACACCTGCGGCAATGTGCTTGTTCTGGTAGTAAACAGAGAACTTAGCTTTTGGCATGGTTCCGGGTCGTGTAACGGCTGATCCGTCAAAGTAGGCACCACCATCTTGACCGTTCCAAATGAACAGTTTAAGGCGAGCTTGAGTAAACGCCGTGTCTTTTCCTGCGGTGAACGTGTCCCCTGTAGCAGTTGACCAGTTACCAGTAGTGCGATATTTAAGCTGTGTGCCGTCGATTGTCACCATATAGTTAGATGACTCAGTGGAGAAGGTACCAAGCCCTCTAGCGGCGGTTAGAGAGTTTCCGGCAGCAACATATCCAGCACGTTTGCGGATAACACCGCCTTCGTCATACTCCATGTTCTGCATGTCGGAGAATTCTTTATTGTCAATAAGTGAAGGAGAGACTAAGTTATTTAGTCCCTTAGACGGGTTCATAACCACAAGCCTTTGTGGCGGTTTGACCTTCTTAGCCGGAATGTCAGTATTACTGCGTCGGCTCATTAGAAGTCTCCTGTATTCGATCCTGATTGTGACTGTGCGGTTTTGCGACGCTTACGTGGTGAGTTAACCTGTTGGAAGGCAATGTCTTGTGAAAGCTTATTCTGGAAAATCTTTTCGTCCTGAGAAATGTCAGCGTCTGGGTTTTGCCCAAGTTTAACGTATCGCCGGGCACCGAGAGCGATAGTCATTTTGTTTGGGTATGGCGTAACAACAGTTCCAGCACTGTCAAGTACTGGTGGCTTTTTCTGGTATCGGACTAAGGCAGTTGTTACATCAGCGTCCTTAGTTCTAATGACAAATACATCATCGGCTACGGTTTCAATCCAAGCAGCACGATCACCCTGCGAGAGGTCTTCTGCGTCGTCTGGGTCAACTAAATCAAGTTCAGTCTCTACTCCATTGTTGAATTTGACGTGGGCAAGTTGGGAGTCGTCGTAATTCGTTGGGAGAGTAGCAATACCGTTAGAGATGGTAAGGGTAGCGTTAGCACGTGCAAAACGCCAAGGATAAGCTTGGTATGCTTCTACTAGAGTCTGTTGAACAAAATCTGCACGGGGTGCACTCGTCGTAGCATTGACGGAGCGTTCTCCAAGCAGATAAGCGAGAGTTGTGAGAATGTCTGATTGATTGATTGTCATTAGTAAAGCCTTGCTATTCTATATTCAGGGAAAGCGTCATATAGTTGCTTCCCAATTTTTTCTTCCAAACCTTTGTTGCGTCCACTCATTTCAACCGCTAATTCAGGGTCGAGTTTGGTCATAGAGTTGTATACTGGTCCAAAGAGTTTCATTGTGTTACGCATGGTTCCAGACTTGCTAGACGCATATTTATTCTCATTCTTGGTTCGGAGCTCTTTACAGGCTTCTGAGTGTTCAGTTTCCAGTGGAGCATACCAAGGCTTTAGCTCAAGTGTGAGCTTACGGATGAGACGCCATTTCTCTGGACGTGGCGTGTTCTCGATCTTTTCTATTGCTTTAAGGTATTTTTGTCGTTGTTCGGGCGTTAAGTCCATTTGTTTTCCTCCCCTGAACCCCCGAAGGGGCTCTAGGCAAGAACCAAAGGTATCTTAGAAGAATACTGTACCTTGAGCGTTTGCAAGCTGGTTGCGAGACTCAAGAGTAACTTCTTGGATAAGTTGCTTAGCGGTGAAGTCACCAGTTTCAGCAAGGTCTTTGGTAAATGGACGACGGTAAAAGGCAGCACCCCAAGTGTCTTCAACAAGCGATAGCAAGTCAAAGCCAGGAGTAGCAGTCGTTCCGTAGTCACCTGAACGAGTCACGTGACGGTGTGGGAACAGTTTAACCATCTTTGCAGCGTCTGATTGGTAAACATCAACGGCAAGGATCAGACGACGGTCCTTGAGGTCAACTTGCTTAGTAGCACCAGCGGTGAAGCTAGAGACACGTCGTTTACCCTTCATAGAAGTGTAAACAGAGTCAGCGTTAGCACCTTGGTTCCACTGAGCCTCGAAAATATCGTTTAAGATAGTCTCGGTCAGGGATACACCTGAGTAGTTTGAAGCGTTAGTCGTGATCCAGCTCTTAACACCACGAAGGCGACGAGCAGAAGCAGCACTGTTAGAAGCAACACCAGAAGCAATCGTTCCACGAATGAAAGCGAGCTCAGTGTCGTTTTTCAGAGCCTTCATTTTCTTAACTAACTCACGGCTCATGCGTTTGCCAGAAACCCTTTTGAGGTTATCTGCGTTTGCAGAACCAGTGACCTTAGCAGTTTTACTAAGGATTTGAGTGACGTTCTGAGGACGGGTTGGGTCGTTAGAAGCGTCAGCAGGAGCGTCGGCACCTTCAGCTTGGGCGTTGTCGCCTACTGCTTCAAGAGTGTCGATTGTCCATTCGTGCAGCGTGTTGTTTGCTGGACCCTGCATGATACCGCTTAGCAACTGAGTATCAGTTGGTTCAAGCATGTTCATAGCGTCAAGCAGTGACTCACGTCGTGCTACGTCAGGATAGGTATATACGTATCCACCTACAGCCATATTTTTATTTTTCCTTTTCTTTTTATTTTTTAACTTCGGCGAACACCGATTAGTTAACTAAAATTAAATTTTTAAACTTTTCCGTCTTCGAGCCAGCCACCCATGAGTTCCTCAAAGGCACTTGTATCGTTCTTTTGTAGACGTTTTGTGAGGTTATCAGATTTAGACGAGTCTGGAGATTTTTTCTGAGTAGCCCCTTTTGTTTCAACAGCAGCATTTTTCTGAATAGTGATCGAGGTCTTAGCGGATTGGATACCTGCACTCTTATTTGTACTAGCTACCTTGTCGAGGCTGTTACGTAGCGACTTGGCTACATTTACAGTTTCGTCAGCGTTCAGCGTTCCATAGTAAGTATTGCGGATGGCAGCCTGTAATGCTGGGTCCTCTTTGATCTCTGGCAAAATCTTCTCTACGGTATCAAACGTGGCGGTAATCAACTTAGCGTTGTATTCCTCTACCTTGTTCTCGTATCGTATCTGAGCCCTGATATAGTCACCATACTCTTTAGGATCAATTTGACCTAATTCATCTGGTTTAGGTGGTTCTAATGTGAACTCACCGGGATCAGCCGGAAGACTAGCTTTCCAGTCATCTGCTTCAGTTTGTGTTTCTGTGTTTGTTTGTGAAGTTGCGTCTGTCGTTTCAGTGGTTTGTTCTTCTGGGGCTTCATTCGTGCTAGGAACTGGTTCTCGGGAAAAATCCTGTTCGTCCAATCCTTCAGCGTTGTCGCCTTCGTAGGAACCGTCATCATCGTCAGAGTCTGTTGGTTTTTGTGTTTTTTGTTTTGTTGGGGTACCACCACCTGTTTCGCCTGTAGCGGCTGGGTCGGTTGCGGCTTTGTCGAGTTGTCCCCGTGAAGCGTATGTTTCGTGATTTTGTTCAGCTACTGCTGCGAAAATTCCGTCATTAACGGCTTCGTTGTTACCTGCATTAGGGTCCATGTTGTCTCCATGTAAGCTTTATAAAAGCCTTACGTAAGTTTTTTATTTTGTGTTAGGAGTAATATAGAAGCCTACGCCACATTCGAGATTTGTACAGCCGTGGTAAATTGCTTCACCAATAGTATCTGTAGGGTCAGGAACGAGGTTTGGGTGCCTACATTCTGTATCGTTGACCGGACGTTGTTCGTCCATCTTTACGACCTCTACATTTTCATCATTTGAGTTATCTGTATTATAACTTGTTTCTTCCATAAAGTCAAGAACTTTCTTTTAAATAGGTTATTGCACTCTGTAAAATGGCTATATTTCGGAGTTGACCTATGCCCTGATTGCACCTACTGCACAGTAAGCCCCGGACTTTGCCTGTGTCATGGTCGTGGTCTACTGCAAGGTTTCTACCAGTGAGACACACCCCTTTGCATATTGCACACTTGCCGTCCTGTTTTGCGAACATTCGTTCGTATTCCTCTAGTGTTATCCCGTAGCGACGTTTGAGCATACAACGACGATAGGCAAGCTTGGTCTTCTCAGGGTTACGTTTATTCCACTCGTACTGAGCAGAATACTTAGTCATCGTTTTCTTCACCAAGTTTCTGGCGTATTTTAGCCTTGCGTTGAGGACTTCCAGCAACCTGCATAGCCTTGAGCATATACTTATAGGCATTGAGGTCTGCGAGGGCGTTATTATAGCCCGTGATGTCCTTGCGGTACTTGTCGGAAGTGATTTCCTTGATAATGAGGTTGATCTTCTTCGTGGCTAGTTGCGTGAACAACTTACCTGTGGCTTGCTCAAAGAACTGCTCGGCGGCTACAGCCTCACGGAGCTGATCTTCAAGCTTTTCAATTTCTTCTGTTTCAGGGTTACTGGCTTCCAGTTCCCGTTGTCGGTTGTCCATTAAATTTCTCCATATTTTTCTATGTACACCTCGTACTTCTTAATGAAGTTACAATTAGCACATAATAGTTGATATTTATTCTCTGTGTCATTCATGACCGCCATGTATCTTTGATATACAGACTTGAGCTTCTTACGATCTTCGTAACCGTCATTGTTAACGTGATCTACGTGTAGTGCCCGATGGTCTGAAAAGCCACATTCGACACACTTGCCGCCTAGCTTTTCTAGGACCTCTACACGCTTTTGACGGTTGAGTTTCCTATAGTAGCCTTCAGCGACACGCTTAGCTTGCCGGAGCTGTTGGCGTTCCTTGGTTTGCGGCACTTGGTTCTCCTGTCATTACTGGTTGTGGGTTTTCAGCGGTTGCCTGTCGTGTACCTGCTTCGGCAGCTTGGGTTACAAGATCGGTGTCGTGCATTGCTGAAGGCTGAAGGTTATACATAGCTTCAATCTGAGCCTTTACATCAGGCGGTGCGTCCTTGTAGTTAAAGTTGAGCAACTCTTTCGTGTTATCGACTGGCTGTTCTTGTGGGATTTCTACCTTGCTATCTAATAGGTAACGGTTAAAGTCCTTCTTAGAATAGAGTTCGGCAGTATCTTCAAGTACTTCGTGGAAGTTAATACGTGGGACGTCGGCAGGTTGTTTGAAGATTTGAGACTGCGTAATAGCGGCTTGTTGTAGACCGAGAATGTTCTGTACAAACTCATTGTTCATGTCACGCTTCTCTGCTTTAGAGAGTGGTGTCATTGAGTCGTCGTCAATATCAAGCTCTAGTTCACCTTGGTAGTCGCTAGGCATAACGACATCAGGTACTTCCTTACCGTTAATAACACGGCGGATTTCAGATGGTTCGTCAGCGAATTGCTGTAAGTTCGATAGCCAAATTTGACCAACGACACGCATAGACTGCTTGAAGTTGTCACGGAAGAAGCCAATCTTTGTAGTAGCGGCTTCGGTGATAGTACGGACACCGTAGGCGGTACCCTGTGTCTTGTCGCTTGAGCTGTTCGGTACACCACTAGCATACTGACTGAATGTAGCGTTTTCGATACCCTTTTCAAGCACACCCATGACGAGTGATAGCTGTTGAGGGTTTGGTTCTGGGAACTTAAATTGCTTAGGCGGTTCACCAGTAAACGTGATCTCTCCACCCGGCTCAATTATGAAGTCGTTTGTCAGAGTACCATCTTCGTACATCAGCATAGACTCAATAGAGAGGTTCCAGTTGTCTAGGTAGTGGTTAAAGAGGTCGTTGGTAGCAGATTGCAGTGTACGGTTGTTCTCAAAGAGAGACTCACCGAATGGGCTAAAGCTCTTGCGTCGGCAGTAGAAAGGTACGACAGGATAGAAGCCGTGCCAATATGGGACAGATGTAGGTCGGATTTCAACCCAGTTCGCTTCTTCGCTACCGTCGGCAGCTTCGCCTTCAGCATACGTTGTAAGCTCGATACCCTTAGCGGTACGTTCGTAACACTCGTAATAAGTAACCATATCGACTGACTCATCACGCTCAATTTCTTCCTCGTTCACAACACGGTTACGTGATTGGTTTAGGAGAGTGGCGTCATCAGATTTAAAGCTAGTGTTGACTTTATCAAGATTAGAATATATATTCTCGTCCATGTCAACTAGTGGTTTTTCACCACGGACAATAAGGTATGGTACCTTAAAGAAGCTTGGTCCATCAGCAGGGAATACGTTATAGAAGTTGATCGGCTCAAAGCCGTTGTGACCTGTTTGAGTGGTCTTGACAACTACGTTTTCGTTGTCCATGTTACCGTCTTCGTCAAACTGACGTGCACGGGATGTCTTTTCCTCAAATGTCCAAGGGGCATAAGCAAATCCAGTTCCGGCTACAACTGCGTCAACAAGTGGATCGAAGACACGTAGCTTCATTGGTTCCTCGTCACCACACTTGTAATCGTGGTGGAGTTTTGCTTCAATACGCTGTTGACGTTCTAAGACGCCATCGGCAAGTTTCATACCCTTAACGACTTCTTCACCTTTTTCATCCGTCTCGGTATCTTCGGCAAGTTCGTTCTTGATGTTAACGTTGAACAATGGAACAACGTCTGACATCCTAGAGATTAAGTCCCACGCTTTGCTTGCTAAGACAGGAACGTATACTTTAGATTTCCAAGGGCTGATCTTGGTCGTGTTTTGCACAGCATACATGATGTCATAGTATTTTTGAGCGTCTTCGTGCATTTTTAGAAGCTTTTGTTGACGATTTTCAAATCGTTGCTTCCACACAGAGGCTTTCTTCTCTTGTTTTTTGGTCATTAGTATTCCTTTTTTGTTTTCGAGGTTGGGTGTTTTTTTGTCAGAAACTAAGTCTGCGTCATCTTATCCACATTATACCAGAAAAGTCAAGTATTGACAAGTCTATTTATAGTGTACGTTGATGAGTTCAGAGTACACTCCCATTTCGAGAACACGGTCTTTACCGATTTCCTTCGTGATAGAGGTAGCCTTTCGGACAGTTCCGAATTTGTTTGCTCGTTCGTAGTCTTCGTCAGCGGTGGTGTAGAGTCGAATGTGACACTTGTTCACTTCATCATCTGCACCGTAAAGAGGCGACTCAAAATCAGGCGTTGATACTAGCACCGAGCCGCCGGGTGCTAAGACTTTATCAATGAGGCTTAAACAGAGTTGAACGTCTTTAACGTGCTCAATAATCTCAAAGAAAGTTATGACTTCAAACTTGCGTCCTTCTTTGGCGAACTTGGCAAGCCATTCTTCGACAGTCCCCTGATGGAAGTCAGCTCTGACGTTGAAAGTCGTAGCTCGTTCTTTGGCAATGTCAATCCCTTCTTGTGTGAGATCAACACCAGTGACGGTAAGTCCGAGTTGATGTCCAATCGTGAGTGCGAACGAACCATCAAGACACCCAAGATCAAGGAGAGTTTTAGCTTCCAGTTCTTCAATCTTGTCAAAAGCCCACCCAAAGCGAGGGATGACTTCGTTGACTGTTGTGCAGAGTTTCTCTGGGATTGGTTCAAAGTTGTGGTGTTCGTAGAATTCTTCATAGTTCTCCATATCGAATTTAGTGTCATGTTTGCTTGGATCACCTACCATCATGATAGTTTCTCCTTTATAACTGCGTCCCATTGCTTAGCAACATCGGACCAGTCAGAGTTATCCACAGGTTTGCCCGTTTTTTCCTCAAGAAGTGCGGATACTACCGCCTCTATAAATTTAGACTGCTTGTATTCATCTGTGTATATCTTACGAGTTTTAATCTGTGTTCCACACTGGACAGTTTCGGCTAAAGCTGCTACGTTGGTCGTAACAGGATAACAGCCAGCCTCTTGTGCTTTTAGTGCTGTAATACAGTGAATTTCTGGAAACTCAGTAGGGTAAGCCCATACTTGAGTCTGCTTCATAGCCTTGGCTAGTTCTTCGTGCGAAACCCTGCCATGTACAGTAACACCCTTGTCAGCCAGTTCAGCGAACCGTTGTTCCATTCGCTCGTAGAAATCATCCTCACCCTGTAGGGCGACCCATGACTCCCAACCGTAATAGACATCGAGGGTTGCTTCGGGGACTTGTTCTTTGATAGACTCCCACATGTTGAGCAAACACTCCAGCCCTCTGTAGTAGGCTGAGAAATATCCGACGCTGTATTTTCGTTTTTCATTAGTGACTCCTTTAGTCATCATCCTTCTCCAAATCTTGTTTTTCTTTTTTATTACAGATCAGTACACCAGTGGTTAGGACTGAACCTGCAACCGAAGTGGCGTTAGTGATAGCTTGGCGAATAACCATGACTGGATCAATGACACCGTGTTCCTTGAGGTCCACAAGTTCCATGTCACCCATAACGTCAAAGCCTTTACCAAACTCTTTAAGTTGTTCGAGACGAAGCCCGGCACGTTCTCCTGCGTTCTGCATAAGAATACGGAATGGCTGTTCCAGTGCTTCCTTCAATAGTGCTGTGCCGTCGTCAGAGCCCGTCAGACGCCTTGCAAGCTCAATATAGGTAGTTCCACCACCCGGCACTATTCCGTCCTTCAGGGCGGCTTCTGTGGCTGCTACGGCGTCATCAACAAGGTACTTGCGTTCTTCCGCTTCCATTTCAGTGTTACCACCAACACGGATTTGACCAACCTTAGCATTGAGTTGTGCAATACGTTTTTCAATCTTCTCTTTGTCAAACTGACTCTTAGCGAGCTTTAGTTTGCCGTCGAGGTCTTTGATGTAGGACTTTACGTCACTACCACCAGTTACTACAGTTTCGTTCGGAGTGATTACCAATTCTTTACAGGTTCCAAGGTCAGCAACACTTAGGCTATCTACCTTGCGAGGTAGGTTGTTACCGACAGCTTCAGTGCCGCATACGGCTGCGAAGTCCTTCAACAGTTCGGCACGGTTGTCACCGAAGCCGGGTGCTTTAACACCGATAACATAGAAGTCTTGCGTCATAGATCGGAGAGCTGTATCGAGTAGGTCGTTCTTGAAGTCGTTACAGACAATCACAAGAGCGTCGTGCTTGCCACTGTCATAGACATCCTGAATAAGTGGGCGTACATCTTTTTCTGATAGCGTGTTATGAGCAACAAGTATTGCAGGATTTTCAAGAGTCGTGCTTTGGGTTCGGGCGTCAGTAATCTGCATAGGGTTAATGAAGCCACGGTCAATAGTGTAGCCTTCGACAATTTCATACTCTGTTTCAGGTTTGGTGCCAATCTCTACAACGACCATCCCGTTCTTGCCGAGGACGTGGTACATGTGACCAACCTTCTTACCAACCTCTGGGTTCTCACTAGAGATGGTGGCGATTTCGATAGTCTGCTTTTCAGTTTCAATAGGGGTTGACAAATCTTTCAAAAGATTGAGTGCTTGTTCTGCGGCTTCGTCAAGTTCACGGCGTAACACCATAGCGTTCTTACCGTTCTTGATTTTTTCCATTCCCTTATCCATTAGGTGGTAGGCAAGGATTGTACTAGAGGTAGTACCGTCACCTACGTTGTCGTTGGTCTTGCTTGAGCTTGCTTTAATCATCTCAATACCAACCTGAGCACCGGGGCTTGCAGCCTCGACGTTCTCGATTGACTTAGCGACAGTCACACCGTCGTGAGTTACAATAGGTTCACCAAAAGCTTGAATGACGGCGTTGTTTCCTTTCGGACCGAGAGTAGTAGACACAGCGTCATACAATAGATGGGCACCTTCTAGTAGCTGTTCTTTGGCGTCATTGCCAGTAATGATGAGTTTCTTCATTAAAACTGCTCCTTCTTAATTCCGTTACCGATGATTTTGAATTTGTCATCTGGTACTTCTGGGTAGAGATCACGGTGGTATTTAGTTTTTACAAGGTAGGTTACATCTGGGTAGTCTTTGATAAGAGCTTCAGGTAATACATCGTGAATGTCGGCAAGTTTAACCTTGGCGTTCACTCGTTCGAGGTATTGTGGTGCCCTCCAAGAAATGAACACGTTGAAGTGGTCACGCATGTCAATCTCTTTCCAAGGTAGCCATGTCACACCATCGACAACGGTTTTCTCTGGAACTTCACCGTAAACAGTGACGTTGTATCCGAGCTTAGCGAGTTCAGGTGCGAGGTAGACAACTGCTTCTTCTGATCCACCCATACCCTTATCGAGTGTGTGTGGTCCCCATTCTTCGTAGCCTTGACCACAGAAGATGACGATAGATTTTTCAGTCCATGAAGTTGGGAGTGTAGCGATATTGCGGAGTTGTTTGATACGCTTGTCGTACTTGATAGCGTCACACAGTGCGTTAAACAGTGCTTCGTCACTTACGAAAAACTTGCGGATTTTTGGTAGTAGATTTACAAATGCTTCAGCGTCAGCTTGTTCGTAGAAGTCTTCAACGACATCACGTACTTCTGGTAGGTGCTGAACTTTACGCATGTACTGGAGTGCTTCGTTGTAGCGTTCCAGCATGAATAGACATCGTGCGGCAATCAAGTTTGCACGGTCACGTGAACTTGGGTCCCATACTGAGAGAGTCTCAGGGTCTGGTTTGCTTTCCGATACCTTCACCCATTCAAGGGCTTCCAAGTAGTTATCCTGATCGGCTTCGTACTGAGCGAGTAGCCAGTAAGCCATCGGATATTCAGGTTTAAGGGTAGCACACTTGGTAGCGTATTCAAGAGCAAGATCGAACTTGCCAAGGTGGTAAGCACACTCAGAGAGTAGACCGAGGGTACGGTACACGTCTTCTATACTTCCACCAACTTCTAGATAATCTGTCAATAGCTCCCCTGCCTTCTCGTAGTCTTTACCAGTAAAGTAAGACATCCCTAGATAGTGTAGGTAGCGTGGGTCTTTCGTTGCAGCATAGGCTTCTTCGAGGATAAGGTGGTTGCGTTCGTATGACCCCTTAGCGTCATCAACAGTAGCGTTGTGCTTGACCTCAAAGTTTACTTTATGGGTAACTACCTTTTCATCAGAGATACAGGTTTCGTGAACCCATCCCCTCCAAGAGTAGCCTCTACCTAACCTTACAAGCCTCTCACGCCAGTGTCGGGTAATACAGTTTCCTTGTTCATCCTGCATGTAGTTGTATGGCATGAAAATAGCGTCTATACCATTTTCTTCAGCTATGTCAACTAATTGTGGGATTGCACGGAAGTCAAAACTATCATCGGCGTCAAGCCAAAAGAAGAAGTCGGTAGTACACATGTCGAGTGCGACGTTACGTGCCTCGTCAAAACGGTTGTTCCACTCCCGGTACTTCAAGTTCACCTTAGCGTCAGGGAAGTTTTTCTTTAGTTTGTTGTATGTTGGTTTGTCAGATACGACAACGTTTAGTTGGTCGAAGTAATCAAAGGCTTGCGACAGCAGTACTTCTACTTCTGCGAACTCATCCTTGACGATCATTGATAGTGCTACTGTGCTCATAGTTCTACTTCCTCAATCGTTACTGTCCCGTAGTCACCGTTAAGTGTGGCGTCATCACCGGGTACACCAGCGATTGTGATTTTCATATTGTTTACATTACATCCAGCACTGTAAAGTGCTTCCTGAAGTGCATTAACTGCATTGGTTATTTCTGGATTAACCCACTGGTCTTCAGGTCCCAAGTCGATTAGTAAATGGTCTTCACTTGTGTCAGGCTCCATTGCTTATTCTTCCTCTCTCTTTTTACGTGCTTCGTTTACAAAGCGGTTTACAATTTTTAGTGAACGGTGGTATCGTTTCAAATCACCAACTGCTTTACCGAAACGCCACTCTTGTTCAAGTTGCGGTATCTTATCTGAGTAGATAAATACACACACTTCACGTTTGTAATCGTTAGGGTCCTGCACCGAACCTACAAGCTTATGACCTGAGAAGTGCAGGAAAGCAGCGTATGGGGTGTCCGAAGTTTTATACGGCTCAAGGTTAGTTGAGGGCTCGTCCTGTGTCGGGGTCATAGTCTCGTTTCCTTTTTTCTTTCTTAATTGGTTTTGCTTTATCCAACGCCATGTACCTAATTGCGTCCAT